CGGCGGCTACGGCAACCAGGGCGGCGGCCGACCGGCTGGCGGCGGCGAGTATTACGACCGTGGGGGACAACACCACCCGGCCCAGGCCGGTGGCGGCCAGGGCGGCGGCTACGGCAACCCCCCGGCCGAAGATGACATTCCCTTCTGATGGAGAAAATTCCTGACTTTACCAAGTGGGAATTGTGCCGTGATGCCTTTACGGACTGGTGGCTTTCGGGTGCGTCCCCAAGGAGCCAACGGTTCGATGAGGCGTCCATCATGGCGTCGGCACCCATCGGCGACCCTGTCAAGGGTGGCCGGGACATGGATTCGATGATGAATCTGTACGATAAACACCTTGAACACCTGGGCTGGATGGCTGAGTGGCTTCCTGATGCAGAGGATTTTCTGCAACAGGGCTTCGCGCTTGCCAGCGAGGTTGTGCTTGCCAGCCACGCCGACGAGGGTTGGAACGTTCAAAAGCGGCTGATCGAGGGCAAGGTTCACGGTTACCAACGAGTCGTGCGCGCCCTGGAAAGGCTTTCGGCTACGATTAATCACAGGTGCGAGGGCCTACGCACCATGATTTCAGCAGAAAAAGAACGATGGAAAAATGAAATGGGCCCACCACGCCAGGGGGGATAGATGGATATAATCAGGTATCACAGCAGGAAGTTCGGGCGTTGCCCGGTTGCCTTGTTACTGGACGAGACAATCGGCATCAACGAGCGCATGTGCTTCGTGGTCATGACCAGTTTTGGCCCGGAGTCGCGGGCCGGGAAAGAGGCTATCCGAAAACGGATGGGCGTCAAGTCGCTGACCACAGTGAAGCAGGCACAGAAAAAGTTGGTCGCGGCATTTTACATTACGAAATCGAAAGAGGGCGGCGGCGATGACCCCAACGAGTGGGACATCTACGACCTGCCAACGGACAATCCCCGCTACATAAAGGGGAACCGGGGCACCACACGCCCCGGTAAAAATAAGACGCCCCGGCCACAGGGCGCCCCGGAACCGGGGCACGACACGCCCCCTAAACAAGAAGGGAAGTCACGAAATAGTACTACTACGAGTCTGCACCAGGAAATCGTGGATGACTTCTGCGTGGCCTGGGCGGCCAAGGTTCCAGACAAAAAGCGGCCAGAAAAGTACCGGCCGACCCCGGCCGACCTCTATCAGTTGAAACTATTCTTGAAAGCCCAGCCCGATCTCAACCGGGCGGCATTTCGCACCAGGATCAAAAACTACCTTCGTAGTGGTGACGCCTTTGTTGACGGGAAACGATTCCCGATGATGTACCTTTTTACTCAATGGAACTCGTGGGGGGGGAATGGACGAAACTCGAAAGCTGGCCGATCACAAGGACTTTCTGGTAAGGGTAATGGGAAAAACACCGGCCGAGGCCGACAAGCTGGTGGCCCAGGGTCAGGAGGCCGTGGACAACAAGGAAAAGGCGACGGCTCGATTGCAGGGGACGACCCCCTCGGCGCCGCAACGTAAAAAGGGCAAAGGGAAGGTCGTCGGGTTACCGCCACGGTTCACTGAAAACGCCCCGGAGCAGGTACAAGCGGCCTGGGACATGGACATCACCCGAAGTCGACTGGGCGAATATCTGACGACCGGCCCGGTCGGATGGCCCGGCGCCATTCTTCATGGTGGCCTGGGCCGGGGCAAGACCGGCTTCGCGGCCCTGGCCTTGTTCATGACCGCCGAGTACCACGCGGTCGGCCGGTTCATTCTTCTTTACGATCTGGTCAACATGGTGAAGGAGACTTGGAACGACAACCCGGCCTTCACCGAGCGCGACATCGTGAAACAATTCGTCGCGCCCGCCTTGCTGGTGGTCGATGACGTGGGGGTACAGTTCCAGACCCACGCCGAGCGCAACATACTCTACGCGGTGCTGGTGGGGCGCCACAACTATCTCAAGCCCACCATTCTGACAACCAACTGTGATTTGAATACTGACGACGGTCGGGAGGAATTTTACGAGTCGGTGGGCCGCAGGGTGGCCGACCGCTTTCAAGGATGCCTACTGGACGCGAACTCTTGGGGAGGCAATCTCAGATGATAAAACTGGATGGTAAAGGTCGGTACTGCCTGGGCACACCCATGTGCAAAAAGCGAGCGACTTGGATGGAGAAAATTCAAGACGGGAACCAAGAAAAAGAAATGGCCTACTGCGACGACCATGTCCCAAAGCCGAAGGCAAAGGAAGGTGGCAACGGTTCCACGCCGCGCCCGGAAGTGGCCGCGCCGAAGCTCAACCCGTGGGAGGATGATAGCTGATGCCGATCAAGGACAAATCCAAGTACCCACTTTGGTGGGAGTGCTTTTCCTACTGGATGCGGTTCAAAAGGGCAGGCGGCCGGTGCGAATGCAAGGGCGAGTGCGGCACCGACCACAAGGCTACGCACGACGAAAAGCGATGTTTCGAACAGCATGGAACCAAGGCCCAGCACTTCAAAGGGAACGTGATTTTGACCGTGGCCCACCTTCATCACAACCCCCAACACTGGGACGTCAAAGACATGAAGAAAACTTGCAGGGCCATGTGCCAGAAGTGCCACCTGCGGTACGACCGACACCACCACCAGGAAAATTCTCGGCGCACCCGTGAGCGAAAGCGCGGCCAGCCGCCACTACTTGAGGTCAGTTGAATGAAAACTTGTTACTGTCGGACATGCGGTCAGGCTTACCACTATCTCGGCATCACCCGCCACCGGGCCATGCACCGCGACAAAAAGGAAACCTGTGAAATCAGGTACACGCACGGCAACGTCGAGGTTCACCCATACGGAGAAAGGAAAAAAAATGGAAATCCCCGCAAGGTTTAAAGAATCGCTCGACGCCTACTCAAAGACCGGGCGGCCGACTGGCGGCTTCTTGGGTGCCGTGCTTGCCAATGATTTGTTTGAAGCGCTGGGCCGCGCTGACACCGAGGCCGAGGCCAGCCTGGGCGCTATCGTCAGGTACATTTACAACAAACTTCCGATGGCCTGTTGGGGAAATTACGACAAGGTCGAGGCCTGGAAGGGGTTTGATCGTGGCGAACCAGCTTGAGATTTTCGCTTCCCCGGTCGACGCCATTGTCCTTCGAATGTTGAAGCGGGACTATACCAACTGCAAGGGCGACGGCATCTGTCCGTGGTGCCACTTCCCAGGATGCGACCCGAAGTGCGACCTTGGAAAGCTCAGAGAATACTACCTTGGAGGTAAAATTGAAGCCTGGACATCGACAAAATATACTTGACGACCTGTTGGAAAAAGGAATGCTCTGGCGCTACGCGTTGGAAGCTGACCGGGGCCGCTACGGCCTGGACTTCACCCGGCGCATTCGTGAACTGGACAAGGACTACGAAATTGAAAGGACGAAAGAGCGCCTACCAGACGGCACAGAATACGTCAAGGCGTGGGTTTTCGTGTGCGCCAGGATCAATCCACAGAAGACGTTACCCGGCTTGACCAATGATGCCGCCTGATATACAATGCTCGGAGTTGATGACGTGGGAAAAATAGGAGATCGAAAAGCTAAGGAAATAAAGGCTATTAAATTGTCGTGGTATAAACGGCACGGCCGAAAAGAGGAAGATACCTGGGTCGCCTTCTGTCAGTCGCACGGCCCGGCTCTTGCTCGGGGTTCGAATTTAACCATCGGCGAGGCACAGTTCAGCCACAAGGTCGGCCGGGGCCGGGGCGGTGACATCGGCGGCCACGTTCAGGCGTCCAACGGGATCAACTCTTGCGCCGCCTGCCACGACTGGCTGACCCGGTGGGGTACCAGCAACGGGGCCCTGCTCTTACTGATGGCCTCANCAGTCAGTTACGAAAACAACGGGATTGTCGCGTGGCCTGACCCATACTGGAAGTCGCTACGCACCTACCTACTGAGAGGGGAATATGTCGACCCTGACCAATTTACGAGGACGCATGGCAAAGAATCTGAAACGCCTGCGGGGAGCTAAAAACCAGATCGTCGTGGCCCAGGCGGCCGGGGTGTCACGCTACACCTACCAAGACCTCGAATACGCGACTGGCAACCCGACTGTCGAATCAGTCCACAAGGTGGCCCGGTACTTCCGGGTGCCGTTGAGCGAGGTACATGGCGAATGATCAACGAACAGTTGAAAGCCCTGCTGGTGCCCCTGGCTGATTTGAAGGCCGACCCTCAAAACCTGCGAAGCCACGGCAAGCGCAACATCGAGTCCATTAAAAACAGCTTTGAAACCTACGGTCAAAACCAACCGATTGTCGCGTTGGAAGACGGCACGGTCATTGTCGGAAATGGGCGCCTGCAAGCGGCGCGGGAACTGGGCTGGGATCACCTTGCGGTGGTGCGGTTCAAAGACCGGGCGGCCGCCCAGGCATACGCCATCGCCGACAATCGGAGTGGGGAACTGGCTTCCTGGGACTCCGACCGGCTGACAGAGGCGCTCAAGGACATCAAGGTCGAAGGCTACGACCCGATGAAGCTGGGATTTTCACAGGTTGAAATCGACAAGATGCTGGCCGCTTCGAACGCCAACCCTTACAAGTCGGCCGGGCCATCAGGCACCTTGGCAAAGCGTTTTATGGTGCCGCCATTTTCGGTGCTGGACTCGAAACAGGGGTATTGGCAAGACCGCAAGCGCGCCCTACTGGAAGCGATGGGCGAGACTGGACAGTCCCGCGAGGGCGCCCTGGGCCACAATTCTATGTTGGCCTTCATCAATAACGGGGTTAGCCTGCTCGACCCGGTGCTGGCTGGGGTGCTTCTCTATTGGTACACGCCTGGGCCCTGCGAAGTGCTTGACCCCTTCGCGGGCGACTTGGTGTTCGGCTGGATGGCGAAGGCGGCCGGGCACGACTTCACCGGGATTGAATTGCGCGCCGAGCAATCCAAGCTCAACCAAGAACGGTGCGACCTGATAAAGTCTGACGGTGGTGCGCATTACATCACCGACACCAGCGAAAACGTCGACAAGTACGTCAAGGACGAAACTGTCGACTTTCTCTTTTCCTGCCCGCCCTACTACGACTTGGAGATTTACAGCGACCTTGACAAAGACCTCTCCAACCAGGACAGCTACAACGATTTCATTGAACTGATGGACGACATTTTACGCAAGTGCGTCAAGAAGCTGAAACCCAACAGGTTCGCGGCCCTGGTGGTTGGCGAGATTCGCGACAAGGACGGGCGCTACCACGGCTTTGTCCCTGACGTGATTGAGATCATGACGGCGGCGGGCATGGCCTTCTATAACGACCTGATCCTGTTGAACGCCATCGGGTCGGCTCAGTTCCGGGCCAACAACCTGATGAAGTCACGCAAGGCCGTCAAGGTGCATCAAAACGTGCTGGTGTTCTACAAGGGCGACCGCAAGGACATCGCCAGCCACTTCGGCCAGATAGAGATACCAGCAGAGGAACCGGCCTCATGAAGCACGTCTACGCGACCATCAAGGCCCAGGCTGTCTCCGAGCCGACGCTGATCCTGTCGGCCATGCTGGCCGCCTGCCACGAGTCCGGGCTTGCCGTATTACGATACACCGACCATCATTTCCACCCCCACGGTTTCAGCGCGGCCATCATACTCGCGGAGAGCCACTTTACCTGCCACACCTTCCCTGAAACCTGGACGGTCATGGTGGACATTTTTTGTTGCAATCCGAAGCGGTTGCCGATGGACACCTTGGAACTGTTCCGTAAGAAGATCGACGGCGTTTTTTTGGCGTCTGAGGAAGTAGAACGCGATGCAGGGTAGGGTAGGTGGCCACCCGTGAGGCTCATAACCTCAACACGTCGGTTCGACTCCGACCCCTGCACCCAGTTTTTTTAACCACCACTGCACTTGAAGGAGAACGACCATGAAACACGCAAGAGAGGACTACAACGACCTGACCGCACTGGACAAGCGCATCCCGGCCGACGAGCCGGTGTTCCTGTTCCGGGGCCAAGACAAATTCGCCGTGCGCGCCGTGCTTTACTACGCCGACACGCTGGCGGCGGCTGGCGCCGACCCTGAAATGATTGCCTCGGTGCGCGCCCAGGCTGACAAGATGCAGGCGTGGGAACTGAAAAAGACCCCCGACATCAACCCCCCGGCCGAGGGCGTAGGCGTCAACGAACAACAGAACTGATCCACGGCGGCGCTGGGCCCGCCTGAAAGTCCGGCATTTTCCATCACCAAGGAGATTTCATGTTAGGAATGAAGAAAAAACGCATTATCCACCCACACAAGGGACAGGCGTTGACCGTCCACGCAAGCGGGTTGCGGGTCAACCTTGCTGACCGGCGCAAGGTGACGGCCTACCAAACGAAAGCCTTCCGGGTGACTTGGCCGGGGCCGGGCTTCCTGATGCTGGTGCCCAACCAGATACGCGAAATGCGCGCCGACTACGAGGATCAGTCATGAGTTACGGCGGCATTGTCAAGCGAATGAAGTCCAAAGTGAAGTCATTCTTCCAAAAAACCTACCCGCAACCCCCACAACAGACGATAGATGCGCCGCCCCCTGGCAAGGTCGTCCAGGCCGTCACCAAGGCGAAGCTCACCCTGTCACCCAACAGTAGCGCCAGGGCCCTACGCCACAGGGGGACGATGTTTCACGCCGGGGCGTCGATGCAGTACAACGACAAGAAGAAAAGCTGGTGGATGACTGGTGGTGGCGCGCCCTACCGGCGCCAAAAACCTGACGGTGGCGTGGGCCACGAAGTGCTGACCCTGCGCCTGGATCATGTAGAAGGGAAGGGCTACCAAGTGCTGGCCGCCCGGCGCAACCGGCCCGGCCTGCGGGCGACCGGCCGCTTTGTGGATGGCGACCTGCGGGACTTGATGCGCCTGATCCGACTGTCCAATAAACGCAAGGGCTTTTCAGCCTACCGGGAGAGCGAAATCATTCGCGGGTGCGTGGCCGGGATGGCGGTATGAAGGCGCTGTCGATACGACAGCCTTGGGCCGTACCTGATCCTGGCCGGGCTCAAGCCGGTTGAAAACAGGACTTGGAGTTCCAACTACCGAGGGCGCTTCCTGATCCACTCCGGGAAGCAGGTTGACAAGGCTGGGTACGACCGCCTGCGCGATGAAGGCGTTGTCATGCCAGCCCTGGAAGACATGCGGACGGGTGGGATTGTTGGTGCCGCGACCCTGTCCAACATAGTCAAGGAACACGACAGCACCTTTTTCGATGGCCCCTTCGGGTTTGTGCTTGAGGACGTTGAAACCCTGGAATTTCAGGAGTTGCCCGGCAAGCTCGGCTTCTTTGAAGTGCCCAACGAATACTACAAGAGGGTGGGCTCATGACCATCGTTGACGTCATTGACTACTGTGGCGCCGATCTGTCCACAATGTGGAAAGAGAGAAACCTTCCCGTTGGCCTGGGACAGCGTCAACCCCTTGTATGGTTGCCTTTGTCGGTATACTTGGCGTATGTTCAGCCAAGGGGTGAAAGGGCGCCGGGCGCAACGGGATGACCTGCCACCCCCGGAAATTCCAGATATAGCGACGGAGAGGTCAAGCCATGACGGCACACAACTGGGACGCAATAAAGGCTGACTATCTGGCGAAGGCCCACCCCACGCTGGAAGCCTTGGCGAAGGCCCACAAGGTCGCGCCGTCCTACCTTCGCAAGATGGTAGCGAAGAAGGGGTGGAACAAAACGTTAGCAAAAGTGGAACAAAAAGCCGAAGACCGCGCCGTTGAAATGGTGGTGCAATCCGAGGCCGAGCGCATCGCAGAAGCCAAGGAGCGCCATGTGCGCGCCGCCATGTTGTTACAGGGCAAGGGCATTCAACGGTTGCAGGCAGAGGGCACGGTGCTGGACACCAGCGCGGCGATACAAGCCCTGGCGAAAGGTATAGACATTGAACAAAAAACGCTCGGCATCAACCGCGACCAAGGACAAGCCAGCCCAGCCCCGGCGCCGACCGGCGAAATCCACGTCCACGGTGCGGCGGTCATCCTCAACGAAAACCCTGGAAGCCGGGAAGTCTTTTTGGACGCACTTGAGCAAAGCCTCGATTCCAGCCCAGCGCCAGTTCCTCGCAAGCGAAAGGTACGCCGAAAAGTGGTTCGAGGTTCCCGCCCCGATTGATCAGTTTGTAAGTCACCCCGATTATTTGAATATGGGCACAGAGGTTTGGCCGTCGATCATGGCCGACCTGACAGCCATCTTCCGCACCAACGCCAAGGGCGACTTTATAGGTCGACGAGGTCGCGCTGGTTAAGGCCATCGGTGCGGGCAAGTCCTTTGAAAGCGTCGATCATCACGACCTACATGGTCTACCGATGCCTGTGCCTGAAAAAGCCCGCAGAAGTTCTACGGGCTGGCGGCCGGGTCGAAGATCGCCTTCATGAATGTGGCGCCCAGCGCGGCCAAGGCCAAGGACATCGTCTTTACCGAAATCCACAACCGCATCCAGTATTCCCCGTGGTTTCAGACCTACTACCCGCCCGACCCCAAAATCAAGTCGATGCTACGCTTCGACTTCCAAGCCGAGGGCCCGGACGGAAAGCTGGTCGGCAAGTGGGACGGCCAGAAGAACATCGCCATCATCCCAGGCAACAGCGCCCGCAACATGGCGATTGGCTACAATGTCCTGGCGGCTGTCATCGACGAGGCGGCTTTCTTTGAAACCCTGGAAAATATCGGCCGGGCCAGCACCGAGCGCACGGACGACATCTACGACGCCCTGCAACGCCGTATCTTTTCGCGCTTTTGGGTCGGCCGGGATGTTGGTTATGATTTCCAGCCCGCAGTACGCCGACGACTTCATGGAGCGAAAATTTCAAGAGGCTGGGCGCAACCCCCGGATTTATGCCAACAGGTGTAGCCTCTGGAAAGCCAAGCGGCTCGGCACCTACTCCAACAAGACCTTCAAGGTCAAGACCGAGTTCTACGGCGAGGAAATAACCCTGACCATCCCGGTCGATTTCCGCTACGAGTTCAAGAAGAACCAGCACAAGGCCCTGCGCGACTTGGCGGCCATACCCAGCCTCGCGGTCAACCCATACATGGACGGCATGTCAGTCCTCGACGTGGTCGCAGGGTCAACCAGGAGCCATCCTGTCGCCAGAGAGTCAAAGATGGGCTACCCCCTGGACTGGCAACATTGGTGGAAACCTGTCAAGTTCCCGGTGGCAATCCACGTCGACCTTTCCAAGAGCCGGGACGCTTGCGGCCTCGCGGTGGGTTGGTGGGACGGCGACGCCCGCAAGGCGACGTGGGGACTGATCCACCAGATCAGAACCAGCGTCAAAGACAACCTCGACTATTCGAAGGTGCGCCAGATCATCCTCGACATGAGGCTGGCCGGGTGGAAAATTCACGTTGTCAGCTATGACAATTTCCAGTCGGTTGACAGCCGACAGATACTTGAGAAGAAGGGCCTGCGGTTGGAGTACCTTTCCTGCGACAAAACGCTGGAACCGTACGACACCTTGCAGGCATTTATTAACCAAGGCGAGGCCGATTTTTACGACCACCCGGTATTGGTGCGCGAACTGAAACGGTTGGAATTGGTCAATGGTATGCGGGTAGATCACCCACCCCACGGGTCGAAGGACGTTGCAGACGCTGTGGCTGGTGTGGCATACTGGATCGGTCAAATGAGATCAGAGTTCGGGTCAGCCAAACAACGGGTCATCGCGAACATCAAGGGCCGAGCCCGAACAGGATGGGGTAAACGACATGGACGGTAATATAGAGAAACGGCTGGGCAGAATTGAACAGTTTTTGGCTACCAACCACGACCGGCTGGGGCGGGTTGAGTCGATGCTGGCCTACATCATGGAACGACACCCGGAGGTCGTGACCAAGACCCCCGGCAAAGATGAGGCCAGGCGCCTGCACGAGCTTGGCCTGGACGTCTGGAAAACAGTCGAACACAAAACCAACTGGTTTGAACTGTGGCACAAAGGTTTCAACGAGATCCTAAAGAAGCGCCTGGACGCCCAGGCCCAACAGGGAGCCGACAATGGCAAAGAAGACGAAAAAGTTCACTAACGACGGCACCGGGGAACCGCGCAAGAGGCGCCGGTCGACGGTCAAAAGCAAGATGATTGAGGCCAAGGCTTACCCGGAGCCCGAGCCATCATTCCCGACAGTCAAGGCCGTCGAACACTACAAGCGCATGTCGCTGAAATTGAAGGGTGCTAATGTGCGCGGCCGCTTGGCCGTGCTGGAACGCAACCCGGAGACTGGCAAGTTGGTGATGACAAGGGTGCGTGTGACAACCGGGGACGAACTGAAAAAGCTGGCCGAGTCCAACGCCTACCACGACAGTAAGGTCATGGAGTCCATCCCGGTCGACCTGCTCAAGTGGAAGAAGGAAACTCAGACGCGCACGGTCGAGGGTAAGGGTGGCAAGAAGGTCAAGGAATCCTTCGACGCCTTCGCTCTGGGTGAACCGACTGACCCCCTGGGCCAAGGCGCTCTCCTGGGCCCCAACGACGAGTTCCACCCAATCCTGTCAGGCCCCTACAACAAACAGCTGTACCTTTACGACTACCTGGACATGCACTCCAAGTGCTTCGAGGCCAAGAACCACAACCCCCTGGCGAAGCAGATCGTCGACGTCATTACATTTTTCACCATCGGCAAGGGTGTGCGCCTGGACTGGAAAGACGCCAACTGTCAAGCGATGTGGAACGAATGGGAAAAGCTGAACGACTTTCAAAAGAAGATCAAGGTCGACTCCGACACCCTGACCTGGGCGGGCGAGATCATGACGCGAAAGGTCATGGACGGTAAAGAACCCCGGATCAAACAGATCGACCCGTCAACAATATGGGAGATTGTCACCTTGCCCGAGGACATCGAGCAGGTGCTTTACTACCATCAGCAGTTTCCAACACAGTGGCAGTTGGTCTACAAGTCGGGCGACAAGGTCAGCGAATACATCGTCAACGACATCGGGCCCGAGGAAATTTTCCATGTCAAGATAAACGCCGTGCCCGGCGAGAAGCGCGGCCGGTCAGACCTGTTCCCGGTGCTGGGTTGGCTCAAGCGGCTCAAGGACTACTACCAAGCCAAGGTGGTGAAAGCACAGATTGAGGAATCCTTCGCCATGCGTAAGAAGGTCAAGGGTAGCGACGCCGACGTCGACGCCCTGTTCAATGACGACGACCTGAACCGCATCCCGCCGCCCGGCTCAATGATCATCGAAAACGAAGCGGTGGAAACTGAATACCTGACGCCGACCACCAGCAGTTCGGGCAACCGCGACAATACCGGCGAGTCCATCAAGAACCTGATCTCGACCGGCGTGGGCCTGTCGCCCGAATACCTGGGCGTGTCGTCCATGTCCAACGCCAGGGCCACCGCCATGCAACACAGCGAACCGGCCGCTCGCAAGTTTGAGTCGCGTCAGATGATCATGGAAAAGTACATTCGCGACCTTGCTGAATGGGTGCTGGACGTCTATATGAAACAAAATCGCATTCCAATCGAAAGGGACGAGCCGGTCAACTTTGCTTACCTGAAAGGTCTGTTGAGGGCGCGGGACTGGCTGGGCCTGCTGGCCGGGATTAAAGGGGTACTTACCGGCGCGACCGTCAAGGTGCCAACCGACTTCGGCTTTGAGGTCACCTTCCCTGAGATCAGCACCGACGACAGGGACACCAAAATCAAGAATATTCAGACCGGCATGGTCAGCAAGTTTATCAGCCATGAGCGCGCCTCGGAAATGTACGCGAGGGAAATGTCGATCACCAGCTACGACTACGACGAGGAAATGGAAAGCATTCAAGAGGATGCCGCCAACGCCGCCATCCAAGGCGCGACGGTCATGGCGCCGTCGCAGATGGCCCAGCCGACGAAACCGAAGCCAGGGAGCCAAGTCGACAACGCGAACTTCAAGGACGGCGAAGAATGAGCGCCAGCACCGCCGAGACAGTTTTTACCTTTGCCCTGTTCGCCCTGGCCCTGTTGGGGCTGTTGCGGTGGGGCCGCGACAAGCGCACCAAGCGTATTGACAAAAGGGACGACGACGCACGGAAACTGTCGCGGCGGCGCCGGGTGAACTGATGGCAAAAAAGCAAGCGGACATCATCGCGGCCTCGGCCGAACATTCGATGAAGGTGTTGCGCGGCATCGAGAACGACGACATTGAAGGTCTGGTGGATGGCTTCAAGGCCGCCCAGGCTGAAATCGACGGCCGCCTGCAAGGCGCCTTTTCTGAAATGACGGCCAGTGGTTGGAATATGGCTGACATGGCAAACGGCGGTCGCGACCAGAAATTGTTCGACGAAATCAGTCGCATCCTCGGCGACCTGAATGTCAAGACCAACGACCAGATCACAAACGCCGCCGCGAAGCAGTTTGAAAACGCACTGGCCCATGCGTCCTACGCCATCGACCAAGCCACCCCCCCAACCATCCCCGCCAAGGTTCCAGTAATTCCAATGGACAACGTCAAGGCGCTGGTGAACACACCCTATGAGGGCGCGATGTTCAGCCAGCGTATCGGCATGGTCAGCGACGCGATGGCGATGGACATTCGCAACGGCCTACTTCAATCTATGATCCAAGGCGAGGACATGCGGTCGGCCAGCAAGCGGGTCGCCGACGTCCTGGGTAGCGCCAGCCGCACCGACCCCCGGTCGCACATGGCAAGGGCCGAGGCCATCGCCCGCACCGAGATCATGCGGTCACAAAACCTTGGCCGGGACGCCAGCTACCGGGCCAACGAGGACGTGCTTGAGAAAGAAGACGAATGGGTGGCGACGGCTGACGGCCGACTGTGCCCTTGGTGCCTGCGGCGCGATGGAATGACCACCGCCGAGATCGCCAAGGCGCCAAGCGGCAAAGACCCCTTCGGTAAAAAGAACAAACCGCCCCTGCATACCCACTGTCGTTGCACCCTGGCCCCGCAGGTTAAAACCTGGAAAGACCTGATCGGGATGGACATGCCAGAGCAGTACGACGATACTGACCGGGCCATGCGCGATGACGAGGGCAAGTGGAAATTCGTCGATAAGGAGTCCTACGACGATTGGAAGAAGCGGCGCGGCGCTGATTTAGGTGTAACCGTGAATTAATGTTCCCCGTGGAACAACAACAAGGCAGGAGGCAGACGTGGCACGATTGAAAGGAAAAGTGAAGTGGTTCAACGATAAAAAGGGCTTCGGCTTCATCGAACAGCCCGATGGTGAGAAGGACATTTTTGTCCATTTCAGTCAGATCAAAAGCGACGGTTTCAAGTCCCTGGCTGACGGTCAGGAAGTTGAATACGAAGTCGGCGAAGGAGACAAGGGCCCGCAG